AGAGAAAAAGATTATAGAAGGTTTATGGAAGGTTATAATTTATATATAAAATAATGGCAGAAATATTCAAATCACCCTTATTACAAGGTATAGGCATACCATCAAAATTATTTAGTGCTCCAGTTGAAAGAGCAAAGAGTTTGATGCAAAATCCTATGCAAGGCTTAATAGACACAAAAAATCCCACCAGTATGGGTTTAATAGACTTAAGCAATCCCACACGTATGGGTTTAATAAATTCTATTATGAATAGAAGAAGAAGCACAAGTATGGCTAATACTAGTCCAGAGCCAATGCAATACACTAATCCTACATCTCCTAGTGTTCAGGTTAGTCAAAGACCTGTACAAGTAAGACCTATGCCAACAGATAATTTTGCTTTTCAGTCTTTAATGAATCAGCCAAGATCTATGAGGTATAATCAAATGAATCAAGCATCAAACCCTTATATGGCTCAATCTTTAATGGGAATTACTTCTAGATATAATACTGGCGCAAATAATATGTCGCGCTCATAATATAGTAAAATCTTTTTTGATTTTAGTATAAAAAAATCGGAGGCTTCGCCTCCTTTTTAATTTTTATCATTATATATTTGTTGATATGAACGAAGAGTATTCAAATGACTATGGAAAGGTTTGGGTTGTAGGAGATGATGTTTTTGTTTTAGAAAAATACTACGATTACCTTGATGAATTATTTTTAGATGAAGATGCATTGTCTAAAAAAATAATCAATATGAATTTTTCTATTAGTAGAAAATTAATTCTATCCCTTCATAATAAAAACTACCGTAAAATAAATTATTCTAGTGGATACTACGAGCCAAATGGACCTAAAAATATATGGGCTGTAAAATTTGACTTGGAATATCATGGAGAATAGTATATTTTTGTACAATGTATCTTTTGAAGTTAGATAGGCAGGGGGATGTTTATAAACAAGATGATGGGGTTACGGGGGTAACAGAGTTTATAAATGTTTTAAAAGCTGACAAATTGGGTGCTACAGCGATGAAATGGGTGGCGTTAGTATGTGACTATGATAGTCCATATCGACACTTCACAGAATCCGAAAGGATAAAAGCTGTTAGCAAAGATTTATACGGAAAGTATGAATGGTATGGAAGTAAAAGACCTGAAATACTATCCGCTATAGATAAGTATAAAGAGCTACAGTTTGATCCATTGGATGAACAGCTGATAGCATTTAATACAAAGATCAGTCAGTTTACAGAATATATGAATAATATGCCTATAACTGAAGATACTGCAGAGGGGCTGCAAAAAATAATGATAGGGATTGAAAAGATATATAAAACAAGACAGACACTTGTTGATGCAATTGAAAGACGTGGTGAACGTCAAAAGATTGTGGGTAACAAAAAGCTGTCATTTTTAGAAAGCAAAAAAGATTTGCAAGAAAATATTTAAATAAATAATTAATTAAAATGAAACATCCAAAAAAGAAAAAAAGTTCAATGTATCCTGGCGGTGGTCAATTCAAAAAGAAGCCTAACGCTAACATGCCTAAGCAACAAATGCGTATGGGTGGAAAACTAAAGCCAGTCAATAAGGAAGATAATCCTGGACTAGCTAAACTTCCTACAGACGTACGAAACAAAATGGGCTTTATGGCTATGGGCGGTATGATGAAAGCTGATGAAGATTTTATGTACGGTGGAAAAATGATGAAGAAGATGATGAAAGGCGGTAAGATGAAAGATTCCATGATGTACGGTGGTAAAATGAAGAAAGCTGGACATGGCATGAAGATGAAGAAAGCTGGACATGGAATGAAGATGAAGAAAGGATCTATGTATCCTGGAGGCGGCAGAATGCAGCATGATTAATGTCAAAGAAGCCTCCTAAATTACAAAACCTTCGTTATAGGTTTAACAAATTTATGAAGGAGGGTGATTTTAGTAAAGCGAAACAACTTAGTCGTTATTCTCAGTCTATTCACGGTGTGAACTTAGATGAGGAGTATCATGCTAAGTTGGCAGCTAAAGAAGATCCACGCGATCCTTTTGGTTTAGGTAAAGTAGCAGGGCATAAAAAACAAAAGTATGGCTGATTTTAAAAGAAATTATAATGATGCTGAAGTAAGATCTAAGCATCAATTACTTGTTTTAAGAAAGGAATTGTCTACACTTAGCAGAGGTGATGATGATAAAAGAACAAGAGCAGAACTATTAGATGCCATAGAGGATTTATTTCAAGATAAAATAGTAAACCTTAAAAAACAATCATTTGAAAAAGATATAGATCTTGAAAGCTTAAGAGCCATACTTACTATGATTGTTTTGTCTGTGACTAACTCATCAGATGACAAAGATTTTTCTACAGCTTTTGCTAATGCTATATTTGCTAACACAAGTAAAGTTACATTTCCTGGATTTGGTACAGATTCTAACACAGCATTAAGAGGAAACACTCCAACAATTTCTGCTGACCAAGCTCAAGCAATAGATAATAATACAGCGAAAACAGGTATTACGCAGCAGCAGGTAACAGCTATAAATGATAACTCAGCAAAAAGAGATGCTCGTTTTATTTATCAAACTTTTATAGCAAACTTTAATGGTAACATTAATTCAAAAAGATTTGTGCCTTTGTCAGATGGAGAAACAGAAACAACGAATCCATTAACACGTAGGAATAATTTTATAGCACCTGGCGATGGTATTCTTTACAAAGTTTTAGTAAGAAGTAATGCATCTTTACAAAGTGGTGGTAGCGGAGTAACTTTAACTGGTCAACTGCATAAATATGTAGATGGTAATGACAATAATGTTGTCATTGGTTCAGCCACAACAACAACAGGATCAACTGCAAGAACAAATCAACTTGATTTTTCATCAGTAAATAATAATAATTTTAGAACAGGAGATAGACTTTTGGTTAGCCTACAAGCACCATTAAATGCTAATAAAAATTATTATGTTACCGTAGTTTTTAAAATGGATCAAGCAAGAATAGACTAATGCCAAGAGCTAAAATAGATCCACAAAGATATAGACCAATTATTAATCAAGGACATCCTGATTTAAACCCTGAGTCTGTTGCATATCAAGAATATTGGGAACAAGAACTTGATAGATGTATTAATGGATTTAAACCAAAGGGTATGGATAAAATATCTGGTAAATATTATTTCTATTTAAACTATTATAAAATACTTGGTAACGATGGAACTTCAGGCTCTAGAAAAACTTTAATAAGTCCTTGGTATAGACAAATGGATCACGAGTATTTCAATCTATTTGAAACTTGCAAAAAAGAAGGTAAGGGTATGATAGTTATTAAAGCCAGGGATAAGGGGTTTAGTTACATGAACTCAGGCATGATTTCACATGAATATACATTCTTTCCTTTCAATGATGTAGGTATAGCTGCTGGATTACAAGCAACAGCTGACGCTTTCTTTGATAAAACAAAAAAAGGTCTTAATGGATTACATTCAAACTTTAAACATTCAATTTTAAAAGATACTGACGGTATATTAAGATCAGGATATAAACAGAAAAACAAAGACGGTAAGTGGGAAATAGGTGGATATCAAAGCACGATTATATGTCGTACTATGGATAATCCTGAAGTTTTTAAAGGGGAGCGTGTATCACTTATGGTATTTGAAGAAGCTGGTGAGTTTAAGCATTTAAAAAATGCATACATGTCATCTAAGGCATGTTTCATGGATGGTAATTTGCAATTTGGCGTACCTATTGTTGGTGGTACTGGTGGTGATATAAGTAAAGCTTCAAAAGACTTTATGGATATGTATTATGAAAATGATGCATATAATCTTATACCTATGTTTATACCAGCTTCAAGAGCATATTATGGATACTTTGACATAGACACTGGTGAAGAACAAGTGCAAAAAGCAGAAGAAGTATTATTAGAAGAGAGGGAAAATATTACTAAATCAGGTGATAGAGAAGCGTATAACTTACATATACAAAACTATCCTCTTACAGTTCAAGAAGCATTTTTAAATACTAAAACAGCAAGGTTTGATAATTCACTATTAAACGCACAGAGATCAAGAATATTAGGTAGTAAAGATTATAGAAGTCAAGTACAGCAAGGTTTTTTGGATTGGGAGTTTGATGATAACGATGATTTTGTTGTAAGATGGCGACCTCATCCAGAAGGTCCGTATAAAATATTGGAGCATCCACAACCACAATATAAAGATTTAGATATAGGCGGTATTGACTCTTACGATCAAGATAAAGCTGGAGCTTCTGATTCTTTGGGAAGTGCAATTATTTATCGTAGATTTGTAGACACGGATCATGCAAATGATTATGTAGTTGCAGAATATACTGATAGACCAGAAAAAAAGGAAGATTTTTGGGATGGATGTTTAAAGTTAGCGGTATATTTTAATGCTAAAATGTTGGTAGAATATACCAAAATAGGAATACTTGATTATTTCAAAAGAATGAATGCACTTAAGTATTTAAAAGAAAAACCTGAGTCTGCTCATAATCCTGGAACCAAAACTAAAAATAGGTACGGGGTTCACATGAACAAGCAGGTAAAAGCTTTGATGGAGGATCTTATGGATGATTACATAAGAGAAAACGTTGAGGATATTTGGTTTTTAGATTTATTGGATGAATTAGCAAATTACGGAACTAAGAATACTGACCGTGCTATTGCTTTTGGTTTATGTTTAATTCACAACGTAGATAATTACAGAATACAAGCAAAAACAATTGAATCTGAAACAACTGATATAGGTTTTAAATATTATAAATTAGATAGAAACGGATTACCAAAACAAATTAAATAATGTATAATTCAAGTCAATCATCTTTCCCAGCTCAATTTGTATTAGAGTCTGAAAAAACTGAAGAGTGGGCTAATCAATGGGTAAATGCTGTTGTAGCATATATGTCATATACTGAATCGCCATATAAAAATTCAAGATTGAATGACATTCAAAATTATAATATTTATAATGGTAATCTAGATTTAGAAGATTTCAAATATATTACTGAGCAGTATGGAATGTCCTATCCTGCAAGAATGGTTAACTATCCTATAATATCTCCAAAAATAGATTTATTGGTTGGTGAAGATTTAAGAAGACCAATAGATGTTAAGGTTTCTACAACAAACAAAGAAGCTGTTTTAAGAAAAGAAGATGTAAAAGTCAATCTTATAATGAAACAGCTTACTGAAGAAATACATCAGCAATTTGCAGAAACTACTGGTATTGATATACCTCCTGTTACTGAAATGGAGATTCCTGAAGATATTGATTTATACATGAGATACAACTATCGTGAAATGGTAGAAGAAACAGCGCAAGATGGATTAGAGTATCTTATACAGAAGCACAACTATAGAGACTTATTTAAAGAAGGATTTAGAGATTTACTTGTAACTGGAAAAGAGTTTTTTAAAATATACGACCACAATGGAGATCCGTATGTAAGAAGAGTAGATCCTAGAAATATAGTTTATGAAATAAATGCTCAATCAGATTATTTAGATGATTCGTCTTGGGTTGGTGAAGAAAGATATTTATCATATAGCGAGATACTTGATGAATTTAGAGATGAGCTAACTAGAGAAGATTTAGAGGAGTTATCAGCTATGTATCAAATAGGTGGCTATGATGACTTGCAAAGATATAATGATCCTTTTGATTGGATAGATTATCAAGAAGGTCAAGAAGTAAAGATACGTGTTGTATCTGTTGAATGGAAATCTATCAAAGCTCTTAGATTTAAAATGTCAGAAAATAAATTTAATCCAGAGCGACCATTTATGAAGCAAGTAGCTGATGATTACAGACCTCGTAAAAACGAAAAGTTAGTAACTCGCTATGTAGATGACATTTGGGAAGCTACTAAAATAGGTGGTAAAATACTTGTTAGAGCAAGACGTAGGCCAAATCAGGTTCGATCTGTCGATGATGCTGGTACAACACCTTTGTCATACGTAGGTTGCGTAAGGAATAATTCTACTGGTAGATGTATATCTATGGTTGATTTATTGAAAAATATACAAATGTTATATAATATTGTTATGTATCAAATAGAACTTGCTATGGCTCGTTCTGGTGGTAAGGCAGTAGTATATGATGTATCTCAACTTCCAACAAATCTTGGAATGGATATGCAAACTGTATTGTATCACTTAAAAACAGATGGTATAATTCCAATTAATTCAAAAGAAGAGGGTAATCAGTTAGCATCATTTAATCAGTTCCAGCAAATAGATTTTACTCTATCTAATTCAGTCCAACAGTTGATTAACCTTAAAATGATGTTAGAGCAAACTGCTGGACAAATTTCTGGTGTATCACCTCAGCGTGAAGGTGCTGTAGGTCAATATGAGTATGTAGGTAATGTGCAGCGTAGCGTTATACAGTCAGCAACAATAACCGAAAGTTTATTTTACTCTCATCAAATGGTTAAGAAAAGAGTATTTGAGAGAGTATGTAATTTAATGAAGATTTGTTGGGCAAATGGTAAGAAAGCATCTTATATACTTGGAGACGGTGCATTTAAGTTTTTATCTATTATGCCTGATATTTCTATGCAAGACTATGGTATCTTTATAGGAGACTCTGGTAAAGATGATGCTATGCGTCAACAACTTCAAGGTATTGCTCAAGCAGCTCTACAAGGAGGTCAAGCAACATTACTTGATATTATCAAAGTATTAAAAGCTGATACCTTTACAGAGGCAGAACATATTCTTGAACGAGCTATGGAAGAAATTAAAAAGCAACAACAAAATCAAGCAGAGCAACAACAAGCTATGCTACAAGCCCAAGCGCAAGCCGATCAAGCTGCTTTTGAAAGACAAGTTCAACTTGAAGAAATCAAAAATAAGGCAAAAGTTGAAGTAGCTAAAATTCAATCTGAGACAGATTTAGCTATAGCTGATATGAAGGATGATTTAGCAAGAGAAACTTCAGATGTTTCACATACTGTAAAAAACAAACAAATATTTTTACAGAAAAAAGCTGAAAATGATGCGAAAGTAAATTTGTCAAAAGAACAAGATGAGGCTCAAAATCAAACTGTAAGCCCACAGCGAAAAGAAAGAATACAGCAAACTATTAGAAATTCTTAGTATATTTGCAAAATTAGGGAACAAAAAATTTAAAAATATGTCAGAAGAACAAACAAATTTAGTAGAAGAAACTTCGCAAGAAGTAACACAAGAGTCACAGTCCGAAGAAAGTACAGGTGAAAAGAAATTTGATCCGTTAGCTTTTGCTACCGATCAGATGATGGAACAATTTCAAGGCAAGTATAATGAAGAAGCAGCAGATAAAGCAGATGCAAGTCAACAGCAGGATTCTGTTGAAGATCAATCGTCTGATGAATCTGATGCGTTTTCATGGGATAGCATTGAAGTTGAAGAACCACAGCAACAAGATCAGCCACTTGAAGAAGACTGGGATGCCAATTTTGAAACAGAGTCTAATACTGAAAATGAAGGCGAAGAAAAAGCTGGAGAATTAGACTGGTCACGATTTGCAAAAGAATTAGGTGTTAAAGGAACCAGCAAAGAAGATATTGTTGCTGCTCTAAACTCACCTTTTATAGAACAACCTAAAAATGAAGTAATTGATAAATTAAATTCATACTTAGGATTAAGTGATAGAGAGTTGATTGGTGCTGAAATGAAAACAGATGGAATGGAAGATTTTGAAATAGAAGAAGCTATTGACAAAATGGAAGATTCTGGTGTTTTAAAAAGAGAAGCTTATCGTATTAGAAGACAGCTTAATGGTGCTATTGAACAAGAAAAACAAAAGTTTCTAAAACAAAAGCAACAAGAAGAGCTTACTAATAAAGAAAAAGTAGATAGAAATAAAAAAGAATTACAAGGTCATTTAAAATCACTCGAAACATTTATGGGTGGTAAGGTGACTAAAGATCAAGCGAAAGAAGCTTATAGCTACATTACGTCTGGTAAAATGGCTGAGGACATTTGGAAATCTCACGACAATGCTTCGGAGGTTGCAATGTTTATGCTGTTTAAAGACAAGTTTGCTAAGATTCTTCGCTCCCAAGGTTTAGAAGATGGTAAAGCTAAAATATTAAACGAAATTACCTCTCCTAGCCTTAGTAGCAAGTCAAGACCACAGACCAAAACAAGGTCAACTGGATTTGATCCTGCTGCATTTATGAGAGAGTAGCTTACTGAAACAATAGGGCGATGCCCACAAGTTACGTGAAATACTCTGGATAATAATAATAGTGTTTAACAAATTTAATTTTTAAAAAAATGGCTAAAGTTTATACTGGAACTTATGGTTCTGGAACAACTCCCGAGAATGCCTTGAACACAGCACTATTGCAATACCCAGAGATTGCAAGAACGTTGATTCAACAGTATCCTCGTTATTCAGCGACTTATCTTTTAGAAAGAACAGGTCGCTTTGCAAGTGAAAAAGTCCTTGGCGACAACTCATTCGAGTGGAAAGTCATGGGGCGTTATAATGCACCAACATTCTCAGCTGGTTGGATTTCTACAGACGGTGTAACGTTTGTTGCTTCTGATGCTGGTTCAGGTGCTGCTACTACTACAACAGGAAATATTCTTGATGCAGGTGATGCTGTTGGTGATGTAGTATATTTAAGAGGTGATGGTGATACCGCTGGTCGTACTCCAAACTTCTTAAACAAATTTGATATGGTAAGATTTCAGTCTGGTGCTGTAGGTATCGTTCTTGAAGATCCAACTGCTTCAACTGCTCAGGCTACTTCAGGTAATGGTATTGCCGTTACTTCTGCGTCTTTTGATGTAAAGATTGAGCTAATTGACAATGCTGCTTCAGGTGGTACTCCACTTTTAGAAACTGACATTGCTGCTGGTGCTATCTTCGCTTCAATAGGTTCTGCTTTCCCTAACGGTTCTAATGGAGCTGATGTAGGTGAAAACTACGTATATCCTTCTACTTACAAAAACTATCTTACAACTGCTCGTAAGAAAATTTCTGTAACTGGTAAAGATATTACTGACATCATGTGGATTGAAAACAATGGTCATAGACTATGGTACTTCACTAAAGAGCAAATGATGATGGATGAGTTCATGTATCAGCAAGAGCTTCAAAGATGGTATGGTCGTAAGTCTATTACCAATGAAAGTTCAACTGTTGCACGACCAGGAGCATTGACTTCTTCTGCTTCAGGTCTTTCAGGAACTCAAGCAACTTCAATCATCACAGGTGATGGTCTATTAGCTCAAATTGATTCTTCTAACCAAGCTACTTATACATTAGGTGCTTTAACTGAAGACATCATTACTGAGTTCTTAGCTAAGTTATCTTTAAATACTACTCAGTCTGAAGGGAATGAGTTCGTTGTATTTACTGGTACTGAAGGTCGTTTGGCTTTCCACAAAGCAATGAAAGAATTAGTAGTTGCTCCTTCTGGATCATTTACTGGTGGTTCTATGGTTGGTGTAAATGGTGATGTTGAGCTTGGTGCTAACTTCACATCTTACATGGCTTTAGGAAACAAAATTACTATTGCTTACTGCCCTGTATTTGATGACCAAAACCTACACTCTAGTGCAGCTGGTCAGAATGCATTTGGTGACAACAGATTAAAAGAGTCTGCTAAAATGGTATTCCTAGACTTCGGAAAAACAACTGGTGTTTCTAACATCGAGCTTGTTACTAAAGGAGCTGAAGGAACAAACCGTTCATTCATCAAGAAGTATGTAGCTGGTATGATTAATCCATACGATCAATCATCCATGATGGCTGCTAATGCTGATGATAAGTTTGAAGCTCACGTTTTATCTGAGTCTGGAATTATAGTTCGTAACCCATTATCTTGTGGAATTCTTTCCGCAGCATAATACAATACTTTTATATTATGGCAAATAGATGTTTTTTATTCGCAGCTGATTCTACAACTGACATGGTTTGTATAGACAGCGATAGAGTAAGTGAAATTGAGGTTACTAATGCTACTACAGTTTCTATTAACTATGGTACAAATGCTAATGGTGACGGAAGCATTGTTCTTGGCGTTACTAGTGGTAAAGCTGATGATGTAGTTAAAGAACTAGGTAGAATTGTTCTTCAAGGCGTTGGTGTTATTACTATCGCAGATGATGTTAATAGCGTTTATGCTGTTGACGGAATTGAAGAGGTAGATTCAATTGCACACTCTTAATAACTAATTTTAACGATTAAAGGGAGGGGCAACCCTCCCAATAATCACTTAACTGGTATTAACGGAACAGAAGCTTAAACGGTAATACCTTAATAATTAACTTTTTAAAATAAATAGAAATGGCTTTGAAATTTGATTTTAATAGATTAAGAACTGCTATCGGTTCTTTCTATAAAGCAAAAGACACTGTTGGCGAAAATGTAGTACACCTACCTGCGCTAAGAAGTGTAAAAAAGGTAATTGCTTTAGGTGATGCTAATGCAACTATCTTAGATGATGATAGTAATTCATTATATGGTTTAACTGCTGCTACAACTGCTGATCGTACTTATACGTTACCAGCACCAGCAGCTGGATTATGTTTTGAGTTTTTAGCGACTGTTGCTTCTAATGCACAAGCTTGTATTTTTGAAGTTCCTTCTGGAGCTTTATTAGGCGGTGTATTAGCACAAAATGGTACTGGTACCACTATTGTGCAATCTGATTTAACAGACACTAAATTAACTCTTAATGATGATATAGAGCCAGGTACTCACCTACAG